TTTTTAGGAGACATTCACAAACGTCAAATGTTGGCCTATCGTGATGGAAAACCGTGGATAGGTTTCCCAGGAACTCCCGTTCAGCAAAATTATGCAGAAGAGTTAGAACATGGTTATCTGCTGTGGAAAATACAAAGTTCCAAAGATTGGGACGTAAATTTTTATAAGCTACCCAATCCAAAACCATATGTTACTTTAGATTGGTCTGGTTCGCATGAAGATTTGCTTATGCAGATCTCAAAGTATCCAAAACAATCTAGATTTAGAATACGTTCAACTCTTCCAATTTCGCAGGGTGATGTTCAAATTATCACGGATCACTTGCGTTCAGAAATGATTGCAACTGAAGTGACGTTTAAACTGGAATATAAACCTGAAATCGGCAAAATCTCTACTAAAGAAGTTGTTCTTGAGAAAAAGAACATACGTTCAAGCGATACGATCTTATCATTACTGAGAGCCTATTGCAAAGAAAACAAATACGTCGACGTCGATTGGAACGTCGTAGAAAACGAGATAAAAAAATATTTAGCAACAGTAATGACTTCTGATGATTTAGCCAGGAGTTCTTCTTGGTCTTTAAAGCACATGAAGTGGGATAACGTTTTTGCTTACGGTGAAGATAATGAGATTAATTTCTCTAAGCTGAATGGAATCGTGGGAATTTTTGGACAAAACAGAATCGGCAAATCTTCAATAATAGGGACCATCATGTACTCTCTGTTCAACACGACTGACAGAGGCGCAATGAAGAATCTTTACGTTTGTAACGTAAGAAAACCGTATTGTTCAGCTAGGTCAATTTTTGATCATAATGGAACTACCTACGTTGTAGAGCGTCAAACTACAAAGAATGTAAATAAAAAAGGGTTAACCAATGCTTCCACCGCGCTTAACCTTTTTAAGATTAACGAAAACGGTGACGCTGAAGACCTAGGCGGAGAACAAAGAACTGACACGGAAAAAACAATAAAATCTTTAGTAGGATCATCTGAAGATTTTTTGATGACATCTTTTTCAGCCCAAGGAGAAACAGGCGCATTCATACTTTTGTCTTCGGCAAAAAGGCGAGCCTTGTTGTCAAGATTCTTGGACCTAGACATCTTTGACAAGATGTACGAGATATCTAACAAAGAATTGAATGGGTTTAAATCGCGATTAAAGAATTATCCAGAGAAAAATTGGGACTTTCTACAATCGCAAGGCGAAGAAACCTGCGAAGAATTAAGCGAAAAAATTGAAGAACTAAGTAATGTCATATCAGATTCTCAAAGTAAGTTAAATGACCTACGATCTGAAATTTCATCTTACAAAGATTTTAAACCTGTTACATCTATAGAGGTCGAACAACAAGAGAAAAAAGTTTCTTTGCTTGAAAAACAAGCAAAAGATTGTTCTGATAGAATCGAAACTCTAAAATCAGAAATTGACTCGTTGAGCTCAAAGTTATCAGCGGTAAATGAATTAATTGATAATGAAAATGTAGCAGAACTAAAAAAGAAGTTAACTACAATTGAATCTTTAGAAAAATCTATCGTAGACTTAAAACATTCTTACGAAAAAGAATCTTCAATACTGCAGAGACAGCAAAAGTCTTTAAGACTTCTCGAAGAAGTACCTTGCAATGATGAATATCCAACTTGCAAATTCATAAAAAATGCTCATGAGGATAAATCAAGCATCAAACAGCAGCAAGAAAAAGAATCATCTATTAAAAAGTCTCTTGAAAAAGCATTGGAAGTAATAGCAGATTTTGATAAAGATTCTATCGTCTCTAAAATAACGAAACACGAAAAAGCATTGACTTTATCATCAAGCTTAAAACTAGAAATCTCTAAAAAAGAAACTGAAATTGCAAAGAACAAATCAGCTTGTGATTCTTGCGTAGAAAATTTAGCAGCTAGTCAAGAAAAATTGCTATCACTACAAGAGGCTTTAAAAAATAATGAAAATTATGAAGTTGTTAACCTAAGATCTAGAATAGAAGAATTGTCTAAGGCTATCAAGAATCATGACAATGAAAAATTAGAACTGGCTAAACAGCACGGGCGCTTAACATCAGATCTAGAGAAGTTAAAGTCAGAAAAAGATTCAAGAAATGCTCTCATTAAAGAAATGAAAGCATTTGAAATGATTTGCGATGCTTTTTCAAAAAAAGGATTGCCTTTAATGATTACAAAAACGCAGCTACCAGTTATTAATGCTGAGATTTGTAAAATCTTACAAGGCATCGTTGATTTTACAATAGAGCTAGAGAACGATGAAGAACTAGACTCGACTGAAATTTATATCAATTACGGAGACTCAAGGAGAATAATTGAGTTATGCTCCGGTATGGAAAAAACCATCGCGTCAATTGCATTACGTATTGCATTGACTAACGTCTCTACTCTACCTAAGTCTGATATGTTCATAATAGATGAAGGGTTTGGAACGTTAGATGAGTCTGGGGTAGAAGCATGTAGCCGGCTTTTAACTAGTTTGAAAAAGTATTTTAGAATTGTGTTGGTAATCACACATGTGGACGGAATAAAAGACATTGCAGATCACATCTTAGAGATTACAAAGCAAGAAAAAGAATCAAGAGTTTTAGTTGTATGACATGGCAACCTTATTTGAATAATAGATTAATTAAGAAGTGTGAAGGTTGGTTCTTCATAAAAGCAGAAGACCATGATGAAAATGACGTGACGCCAATATCATGTCCAGTTTGCGATTTTTTAATGAGAACATCTGAAGATGAAAAATCTTTTAGACAATTCAGCTGTTGCGAAACTTGCGAAATTTTTTGGGCCCGTCCAAACCAAGAAAAATGGAAAATTGGATGGCGTCCAGATAAGCTAGAAATAGAAAAGAAATTTGGTAAAAAAGAGATAAATGTATCGATAAATCTCTAATTCAAAGGAAACGCATACTTATAGTTTTAGTTTTTAAAGTAGAGGATACAAAATGGCAGATATAGATCTTAGCGCATTAGGAGAAGCAATAGATACTTCATGGGGTCGTTCCTCAAAACCTGTACCTAATGTAAGCGGATTTTCTGTAAAAATGAGCTTATCAGGTCAAAATCAATTGGTCTTAAATTACCAAACGATTGTTAACTTTGCATCTGAAAGAGAAATGCTTAGAGTGAAGTTATTAGAATCTGAGCAATCTGTTAGCAATATCAAAAGCATTGTTGATAACGTAAAAAGCAATTATAAAGACAAGGCTGGAAAGACCTTAAAGTTAAAAGAAGTTTCTGCTACTGAAACTGTAGAAATCATTGGAATGAACGTTCATAATCCAAAAAGAACTGCGTTGTATAGAAGAAAATGTATATTTGAGTTAGCTTGATGGCTGAAAAAAATTTAACGAAACAACAACAGATTAGTGAGATCATACGCTGCGGGAAAGATCCTGCGTATTTCATTAAAAACTATGCAAAAATTCAGCATCCTTTAAAAGGAACGATACCTTTTGAATTGTATCAGTTTCAAGAAGATTGCTTAGAGAATTTTCAAAAGAATCGATTCAACATAGTTTTAAAATCAAGACAGTTAGGACTATCAACTGTATCTGCTGCCTATGCCACATGGTTAGCTATCTTTTATAAAGATAAAAACATTCTGGTAATTGCAACGAAACTTGCTACTGCTCAAAACTTCATAAAGAAGGTAGCTGTCATGTTGCAATCTTTGCCAAAATGGCTTTTAATGCCAAAATTTGAACCGTCAAAACAACAAATTTCTTTTAGTAATGGTTCTCAAATAAAAGCAGTTCCTACATCTGAGGATGCTGGTCGTTCAGAAGCTTTGTCTCTGTTGATAGTAGACGAGTGTGCGTTTATTAGAGATTTCGACACGATTTGGACCGGCCTTTATCCTACCTTGACGACAGGCGGTAATGCAATCCTTATATCTTCCCCAAATGGTGTGGGAGGTTTGTATTACAGACTTTGGGTGGAGGCAGAAGCTGGAACTAATGAGTTTAATCCGATTCGTTTACCATGGACTGTTCATCCTGAGCACGATGAAGCTTGGTTCATAAAAGAGACTAGAAATCTACCTAAAAGAAAAGTAAGCCAAGAGTATCTTTGCGACTTTATTACTTCAGGCGATACGTTCCTGCAATCAGAAGATCTAGAAGAATTTAGATCACGCATCTTCCCACCAGTCGAAAAATCTGGGTTTGATAGAAACGTTTGGATATGGGATCATCCTTCGTTGGATAAAAATTATGTTATATCCGCCGACGTAGCCCGTGGCGACGCTTCCGATTATTCAGCTTTTCACGTGATTGATCAATCTAGTTGCGAAGTTGTAGCCGAATATATGGGCAAAATACCTCCTGAAAAATTTGCTGATTTGTTGTCTGAATGGGGGAAAAAATACAATAACGCTTTTATATGTCCTGAAAATAATACTTTCGGATACTTTGTCAACGTTAAGTTAAGAGATTCAGGATATACAAAGTTATACTACCATAACCATAAAGGAGATCCTTTTTCTTATATCCCGACAGACCAATCAGAACTGCCAGGGTTTCCAACTAACCAAAAAACAAGGGTACAAGTCCTCACAAAGTTAGAAGAATTAATTAGAAATAAAACCCTGAAGTGTCATTCACAAAGATTATACGATCAATTACAGGCCTTTGTCTGGAACAATAACAAACCAATGGCTTCTAAGGATAGTCATGATGATTTAATCATGAGCCTAGCAATCGGAGCCTGGTTAGTAGAAGATGGCAGTGGGACGAACGAATCGTCGATGGCAATGGCATATGCAATGCTTAAATCGACAGGAATCTCTAGAGTAGAATTAAATGACATTCCTAACGGTCCGAACTCAGCGCAACCTTACATAAGCCCCACACTTCGAGCTGCCAACGGAATTAATCCACAAAATGTTTACAAGCTAAGAGAACCTTCGCAAGTGAAACATGTCAACGCTAACTCTGATCCATCGATGACAGATTTATCTTGGTTATATCGAGATTAAGTAATAAATATAGCGTATAAGCCAGGTTCAAAATGTCTAAAAAGTTAAACTCAAAAACGTTGCAAGATGAAATAACAATTCAACGAACAAGCATTGTTGAAAATATGAATTCAGCTGAAGCAAAAGCGTTGTTCTCTTCTGTCGCTGACTTATATGAAGAAATTAGCGAATTTGAGAATGAGGTTCCTCCTGCGGCAGTCAATGCTTTAACTCCTCATCTTAAAAATATAAAAGATGTTTTAGAACTGATGATGCAAAATCCAATGAGCTATGTAACTGATTTAAAGAAACAAAAAATTGCTCAAAAAGTTACGCTGAAACCAGTAAAAGGTTAAGTTTTTTTGCCCATTGTAGCCCTACGTAGATATATTGATACGTAGGGTCGTAATATCGTGTCTAAAGAAGAAAATAATAAAAGTTTATTCCAACGTTTAACTCGTCTCTTCAAAAGTGGACCTGTTGTTAAACGTAAGATCAGAACGTTAGACACAACTATAGCAGTATCTGATAAATCTAAGTCATCTGCTGCGTTGTTATTTCAACGTTCAGTCTCTCCGACTTACTCAACAATAACTGCAAACTCTTATAACTTATCAGAAAGACTGATGAGATATCAAGATTTTGCTGAAATGGAGTATACTCCAGAAATTGCAGCTGCTCTCGACATTTATGCAGATGAAACTTGTGCTCAGGATGAAAAAGGTAGAGTATTACACGTATACTCAGACAATGAAAAGATTAAAGAGATACTAGAAGATCTATTCTATAACACTCTTAACGTAGAATTTAACTTAAGATCCTGGGCCAGAAACCTCGTAAAGTATGGAGACTTTTTTCTTTACAACGACGTATCCCCTACGTTGGGTGTGATTAATGCTTTTCCCATACCTGTAAATGAAATAGAAAGAGAAGAAAACTACGATAGAGAAGATCCTTTTGCCGTCAGATATAGATGGACGACAATGGGAAATAGAACTTTAGAAAACTGGGAAGTTACGCATTTTCGTTATATCGGAAATGACATGTTTTTGCCGTACGGATCTTCTGTCATTGAAGCGGCCCGCCGCATTTGGAGACAACTGATACTGCTAGAAGATGCAATGTTGGTATACCGCGTCGTAAGAGCACCTGAAAGAAGAGTTTTTTACATCGATGTTGCGAACATTCCTGCTGAGAACGTTCCAATGTATGTTGAAGAACAAAGAAAAAATCTAAGAACTAACCAAGTCATTGACAGAAACACTGGTCGCGTCGACTTGCGATATTCTCCACTCAGTGTAGAGGATGATTATTTCATACCTATCAGAGGTAGTGAAAGTGGAACGAAGATAGACACTCTTGCTGGAGGACAAAATGCTGCTTCTGTAGAAGACGTTGCATACATTCAGAAAAAATTATTTGCTGCATTAAAGATACCAAGAGCTTACTTGGGTTATGATGAAATGCTTTCATCCAAGGCAACCCTTGCGCAAGAGGACATTCGTTTTTCCAGAACTATCAACGTTATTCAAAAGACTTTGTTATCAGAGCTCAATAAGTTAGCAATCATTCATCTGTATTCGCACGGGTTTGATAATGAAGATTTACAAAATTTCACGCTTCGTTTATCTAATCCTTCGACCGTCGCGCAACAACAAAAATTAGAATTGTGGAGAACTAAATTTGAGATTGGTGGGGCCTTGCCAGAAGGTATGGGTAGTAGGCAATTTATCCAAAAAGAAATTTGGGGTCTGAACGATGAACAAATTTCTGTTATAAATGACCAACGTAAACAAGAAAAAATAACAGATGCAGAAGTCGAATCTGCAAAACCTGAAGAAGCCGCCGATGAGACAGGAGGCGGCCCATTCGGTAGCGAAGAAGAAGGTGGTGAAGAAGAAGGTGGTGAACCCGCAGGCGAAGAAGGTGGCGAGGAGTCTGCTGGAGGAGAAGAGGATCTATTTGCAGGAGATGAACCTGCCGATGACGCTGAACCTGGGTCTAAGCTCTTGTTGTCAATAGACGAACCAGATTTTTCTTCAACAAATCTTTATGAAAAAGACAAGTTACCCGTTAAGAAAAATGCCAGATATAAAAAGGCTCCTTACAGCGCGAAAAAAGCACAATATGATAGTTCTAGAAGAAAGAAGCATCAACTTCATGAGCCTAATTTTTCTGATATGATATCTAATCAACAAACTCTAGATGATCCTTATGACACTAAATGGCTCAGAAATCAATTCAGAGATCCTCTAGGCATGAATGAATCGTTACAGAAAAAAAATTATTCTACAACAAGCTTACCGCCTGACGTAATGTCTTCATTGAAAAAAATGTCAGATTCTTTAGGAATCCATAACAAAAGAAATGAAATTTTGTCAGAAAATGCTTCTTTAATGAATCAAGAAGAACTTGATATTGAGATTGAAGAATAATCGTGATATCTATTTGGGATAGAAAAATAAATTTTCGAAAGGAATTGACCAAAAATGTCATCCTCACATAATAAAAAAAGAAATTCTGGTTTACTTTATGAGTTCTTGATAAGAACCATTTCAAGTTCCTTAGTAGAAAATGACAAACAAAAGTCATCTAAAGCATTAAAAATAATAAAACAAAGTTTTAAGCCAGGTTCTGAAATCTATAAAGAATTCAGGCTCATTAATGCTTTAATGAAAACAACAGTTGGGTCAGAGTCCGTCGCGGCATCCATCATTAATGAAGCAAAGAATGTTTGTAGAACTCACAACTTGCAAGAATTAGAAAAAGAAAAATCTATGCTGATAAGGAACATTAACCATCAGCTTCAAGATGAAAATTTCTATGATCAACACGTTAATGAGTATAAGATGTTTGCGACAATACAAAATCTTATAAACGGATGGAGATCAAAAGAACCTAACTTACAAAAGCTTGCAGAGTATGAAGATCAACTTTTGAAGTGGTTACTAACTAAAAAAGAAGAAACCAGCGAACAAAAAGTTAACGAGAATTCTGTCGGAACAAATCGTCTTTTGATGAAGATTATGATGAAAAAGCTGAGCGAAAAATATGACGGAGCTCTGTCATCTGATCAAAAAGCTTTAATAAAAGCCTACGCTTTTTCCACGGCAAACGACGACAACTCTACCATCTTCAGAAAGATGCAAGAGATAAAAGAAAAACTTTTAGAGTCTATAAACAACTATGTAACGTCTGAAAATGCTTCATCATATCTCAAGAGTAAACTCGTAGAAGTCAAGTCAAAATTATCAGAATCCGCAAGTATAGTTGATGATTCTACTGTTTCCGAATACATGTTATATGCTAAGCTTGTTGATGAGCTAACTACAGGAGGATCAGATGTCTGAATTAAAATTACTTAATTCATACGAAATTTTCGATTACACAACTGACATGATAAAAGAGTCTCGTGAAAAAAATAACGGGAAGATTGTCATGCGAGGAATTTTACAGAAATCTGACACTCTTAATCAGAATGGCAGAATCTATCCTAGAAACATACTAGATAGAGAAATAAGGAACTATCAAAAATTTATAGCAGAAAATAGAGCTCTCGGCGAGTTAGATCATCCTGATTCTTCTGTCGTAAATCTAAAGAATGTTTCTCACATTGTTAAAGAAGCGTACCTAGAAGGTGATGTTGTTTATGGCTCTGTAGAGATACTAGACACTCCTTCTGGTAAGATATTGCAATCTTTAGTCGAAAGCGGAGTAAAATTAGGAATCTCTTCTAGAGGCGTTGGATCTACAAAGAAACAAGGAGATTATCAAGTCGTGCAAGACGATTTCCAACTAATATGTTGGGATTACGTCTCAGAACCTTCAACTCCTGGCGCGTTCATGATGGCAGAAGGAAAGTCTTTAAATCCAGCCGAATTAAGAACTATATTCGATCAATCTGATAGAATTAATAGAATAATAAACGATATATTAGTTTCTAAAACTTGAAATACTTTTATAATCGATAGTAATTTAAAGACTTATATGAAATTATCTAGATCAGAGTTAAAACAAAT